AGCCACAACTACAGCGGCTACTGAGATTGCATCCTTCACAGTCAAATCTTTATTCTTGATGGGAGTCTGAGATGGCAGAGCCGTATGTACCTATTGCTGACCTGACAACCTACAGCGCCTTATTGACTGAGTTGGAAGTTGCTACAGATAACGCAGAGACAAATGCAGATGACCTTGCTACAGCACAGACCTCAGCACTTGCATCAAAAAATACCGCTGAGTCTGCTCTTGCTCAAAAGTTTGATTTATTCTTGTTGGTAGGTGCGTAATGGCTCTTGGCGCAAATCTAACCACGGTTACAATTACTGGCACTTATGTTGATTACGAAGGAACTGCAATTGCAGGTCAGATTCGGTTTAGCACTTCAGATGTTCTACGCAATGGAACAGATGACCAAATGGTTGCTCCATCAACGGTAGTTGTGCCTTTGGTAAGTGGCTCGTTCTCAGTTATTTTGCCAGCAACAAATGACCCTGATGTAGTGCCAAATCCTTTTACCTACTCAGTTGAAGAGTCCTTTGCGGGTGGTCGTTCCTACACAATCAGCATCCCTTATGACAGCGCTGGGTCTTTAGATTTAGCAGACATCAGCCCTGCTCCAAGTTTAGATACAACCTATGTTCAATTGATTGACCAAACCACATTTAATACCTTAAAAACCAACATTGATACTTTAGATACTAATATCAATCAGACAACGGACAAGATTCTTGCAGCGGGTAAGTATTGGTACATCCCGTCTCAGTTCGCTACCTATACAGCCCTTGATACGGCTTTTGCTACCTATACCGCTCTTACCGCGGCTTCTTATGAATTAGATGGAACAGACATCGCTGCTTTCACATCTTCGGCTCAAGCCTATGCCTCAACAGCATCGACAAGTGCCACCACAGCCACAAATAACGCATCCGCTACAATAAACCCATTGCTTCTCATCGGAGGATAACGCATGGCAACAACCTATAAGGTGCTTGGTCAGTCCAAGCCCGCGGCAACTACGGCAACAACGCTGTATACCTGCCCATCAGCAACTCAGACTGTTATTTCTAGTTTAGTCGTAGCGAATCAGGGTTCAAGTGGTACTTTCCGTATCGCTATCCGTCCTAACGGAGCCTCTCTTTCAGGCGAACACTACATCGCCTATGACGCACCGCTTGCTGCAAACTCTTTTGTTTCACTCACCCTTGGATTAACAATAGACGCCTCTGATGTAGTAACTATTTACGCATCAAGTGCTGATATGTCCTTCAATGCTTTTGGAAGCGAGATTGCATAATGGCGATTATTACTAATGCTAAGGCTGGAGATGTCACTCTTGATGGCACTCAGACTCTTACAAACAAGACATTAACTGCTCCAACAATTTCAGACCCAACCTTTACGGGTACAACAACAAACATCAATACTACAAACCTTGTTGTTGAAGATAAGAACATTGTTATCAACGATGTTACAAGTCCAACTGATGCAAACGCTGACGGTGGCGGTATCTCACTTAACGGTGCAACTACTAAGACTTTGAACTGGGTAGATGCTACAGATGCTTGGACATCTTCAGAACACCTTAATCTTGCATCAGGTAAGTCTTACTATGTAAACGGTACTTTGCTTGCAAACACCGCAGAAACTCTTACAAATAAGATTATCGACGAGCCAGTTCTTATCTCTCCTGAAGAACGCACAACAGTCAGCGCTACTGCTGCTGGTTCAACAATCCAGTTTGATATTAAGACTCAGGGAGTTTTGTACTACACATCAAACTCAACAGGTAACTGGACAATCAATGTTCGTGGCGACAGCGGAACAACATTGAACTCAATCATGACAACGGGAGATGCTCTAACAGTTGTATTCTTAGCAACAAACGGCGCAACTCCTTATTACGGAAGTGCTTTAACAATTGATGGAAACGCAGTAACTCCTAAGTTCCAAAATGGTGTTGCTTTCTCTGCTGGCAATGCAAGTGCTATTGATATTTATACATACACAATCATCAAGACAGCAAGCGCCACATTCACAGTTTTAGCAGGTCAGACTAAGTTCGCTTAATAGGAGTCTTTAATGTCACCAATTTTAGGTTCACGCGGTATCAGTCCACGCTCATACGGTTTTGCAGGAGCAGGTAAACCAAATGCTCCAGTCAGCGTATCTGCAACAGATGTGGGTACTTCACGCGCCTATAACAATGGTGCGGCTTCCGTGGCTTTCACTTCAGGTGGAGATAACGGTGCGCCTATCACTTCATTTACGGTAACTTCAAGCCCTGGTAGTTTTACGGCAACAGGTTCATCTTCTCCATTGACTGTAACTGGTTTGCAATCTGCTACTTCATATACATTCACGGTAACGGCTACAAATTCAGTTGGGACATCTGATGCCTCATCTGCCTCATCTGCAATTACAGCAACAACAGTTCCACAGGCTCCAACAATCGGAACTGCTACACAAACTGGAACAACAACAGCAACAGTTGCATTTACGGCTGGCGCTACTGGTGGAAAAACAGTTTCTACTTTTACATCAACATCTTCACCAGGTTCAGTTACATCGACTAATTCAACCTCTCCAATCTCTGTTACTGGTTTAACGGCAAGCACTTCTTATACATTCACCGTAACTGCTACTAACGCGAATGGAACATCAAGCGCGTCAAGTGCGTCAAATTCAATTACAACTGCAACACCTGTAAGCGCAACTGGTGGAACTAAAACTACGGTTGGTGCATACACAGTTCATACATTTGAAAGCAATGGAAGTTTTGTACAAAGCGGCTCAAGTACAACCTTAGAAGTTCTCCTTGTTGCAGGAGGTGGTGCGGGTAGCGGTACAGGCAATGTTGGTTATGGTGCTGGCACAGGCGGTATTCAAACAGGCGGTGGCGGTGGTGCGGGAGGTATGCGTACTCTCTCATTCAGTAACGCAGTTGGAACTTATGCAATTGTCGTTGGTGCTGGAGGACCCTCACACACGGATGCCGCTCCAACCCGTACAAGCGGAAGCGACTCTACTGCTTTTGGTTATACATCCACAGGCGGTGGTTTTGGAGGAAGCCAAGCATTAGGTACAGGCGGTGCCGCTGGTGGTTCAGGTGGTGGTTCATCTCCTGGAGGTGGAGGAGACGGTGGAGCAGGAAATACACCATCTACATCTCCGTCTCAGGGTAATAATGGTGGCTCTCGTACAGGAAATCAATCTGCTGTTACCCACATGGCTTCTCAAGGTGGCGGTGGAAAAGGTGCTGTTGGAGGTTACGCAGTAGGAACTACTGGTGGTCAAGGCGGTATCGGAGAACAAAACGCATACCGAACTGGCTCAAATGTTTATTATGCAGGTGGTGGTTCAGGCGGAACTGGAGCGGCATCTAACAACTGGGCTGAAGGCTCTACAGCAGGACCTCAAGGTGGAGGCGGCGCTGGCGGTCCAGCGCGTTATGGAAATCTTGAAAGCACAGCGGGAAGCGCGGGAACTGCAAACACAGGTGGAGGCGGTGGCGGTGCTGGCTCAAATAGCAATCCAACAAATGCTCAACGCCCTCCATCATCAGGTGGTGCTGGCGGTTCAGGCATTGTTGTAATCCGTTATTTAACACCATGATTTACGATTTAACAGATAAGGAGTAAAAAAATGAGCCATTGGGCAGAAATCGATGAAAATAATGTTGTCGTTCGTGTAACTGTTGGAGACAATAACGACCCCAACGGCGATGAAGGCTATCAATGGTTAGTTGATAATCTAGGTGGTCGTTGGATTCAAACATCCTACAATTCTAATTTTAGAAATAAGTTTGCTGGACCTGGGGATACATACGATGAAGCGAGAGACATTTTTGTTCCCAAAAAACCTTTTAGCGCGTGGATATTTGATGCAGAACAAATAAAGTGGAATCCACCATTTCCTGCACCTGAAGTAGAAAACGATAATGAATTTTACATTTGGGATGAAGAAACAAATAACTGGATTTTGAGGACAGTCTGATGGCAGGTACTACATCCAAAGGGTTGCGATACCCAACCGCAGGTGATAATCCTGCTGTTCACACAGACATCCTCAACCTTGCCACAGATGTTGATACCGAACTCAACGATTATCTGACTACGGCAACAGCGGCGTCTACTTATGCCACTCTTACTGCATCGGCAACTGATGACAGCGTTCGCACAATCAATTTCATGCTGGGTGGAATGTAATGACTTTTACCTACTCGGGAGACCCAACTACAAGCCTTCGTAACAAAGTGCGCTTTCTCATCAATGACACAGATACAAATGATGCGCTGTTTTCTGATGAAGAGTTGGATTATCTGATTACCGAGTGGGGAACAAATGCCTATGAAATCTGCCGTGCGGCGTGTGAAACTCTAGTTTCGCGCTTTAGCCGTTTGGCAGATAGCACCTCAAAGAGCGTCGGCGACATCTCTGTTTCTGAGTCCTTTACTGCAAAGAGCAAGCAATACCAAGACCTTGCCAACTCATTTCTTGACCGCAAGATGCGTAAAGCGCCTCCATCAATGAAGGCTAATGCGAACAGTTTGCTTTCAACCAATGATAGAAGTATTCAAGATTACAATACAGATTTCTATGCTGGTGTCCACGACAACCCCAACAACATCTACGACCAGCGCGTACCTGAGTAGGAGTAATCATGGCTGATGCTATTTACTCTAAAGTCGCCGAGTTCATGACTGATACGGTTGTTTTCACACCCAAGGCATCAGTTGATAAGTACAACAAACCTACCTTTGGCGCATCCAATACAAATGTAACAGCAACAGGTCGTCTCATCTACGACACGATTAAGTCTAAAGATGTTCAGGGAACTGAGGTCATAGACATCGGGCGATTTATTACAAATGGACCACAGACAACAATTACTGTTGGTCATAGAATGGTTGTCGGGGCGGACACTTTTTCTATCAATGCAGTAGATAACATCGCAGATGAAAACGGAGCGCATCACACCGTCATTCGATTTGGGCGGTAGTCATGGCGAAAACCTACACATTCACCCTTGAAGGTGATGTTGAGTTGCAAGCCGTTCTACGCGCAGCCCAGTTGGAGGCTCCCAAAGCAGTTGCTATAGCAATTTATGAAGAGGCAAATGTTATTTTTGCTAAGTCACAGATTCTTGTCCCAGTTGATACAGGCGCCCTCCGCGGTTCGGGTGGCGTTAGCGCTATCCAAGGCTCAGGGCGAGGAATGTATGTGGACATCTTCTATGGTGGTCCAGCAGCGTCCTATGCGCTCTATGTCCATGAGATTATCGGCAACTACCATAATCCGCCTACACAGGCTAAATACCTTGAACAGCCATTCATGGAATCTCTCGCTCAAATCCAAAATAACATCTCGCGTAGAATAATCCACATTCTAAAAAGTAGGAGTGCGTAATGGCAACAATTCTTGAATCAGTAGGTGACTACTTGCAGAACACCGCAAGTGCCTTTGGCGCACACTCAACCCAAGGTACTTTGGGAACGAGTCTATTTCTTGGCACACTCCCTGAAACTCCCGATGCCTGTGTAGCCGTCTATGAGAACTCAGGCAGTTCCCCAGCCTTCACTATGGGCGCGGGCGGTATCCGTATTGATTACCCAATGCTTCAAATTATCTGCCGAGCAGGACGCGAGGACTATCCGACTGCTAGAGACAAAGCCGACACGATTAGATTATTGCTCGCGTCGGTGCTTGAAACTACCGTCTCAGGGGTGCATATTATGCGTATTGAACCTATGGGTTCGGTCAATCAGTTAGGAGTAGACCCGAAGTACCGCCCACTAATCTCGGTGAATTTCCGATGCCTAGTGAGGATGTAACTAAGGAGTCTGCTCCACTAGAGAGAGTGGTAGACCCGTATGGCAGAAACGCAACAACCGATGAGTTCCAGCGATGCTGGAAATGTGACAGGCTCCTCTTCGAAAGCGCAACGCGCCCGTGGAGTATCCGCTGTCCCCGTTGTAAATCCAAAAATAAATCAGGATGAGTTCGTCTCAGCACTTGATGAATTAGTTGGTGTATGGAAAGTTCAAGACGGCTGTTCGGTAAGAAGGATTACAAATGACTTGCCTGAACCAGCACGAACTAAATTCAAAGAAGCGTTGATGAATGAAAAGATTAACTCGGCTCGCTTAGTTGAATTGTTAGCAACTTTTGACATTGCGGTAGGCTCTGATGTTATGCGCAGACATCGTAGAAGGTTATTCGGCAAAGACGGATGTAAGTGTCCAATTGAATCTTGATGACGCTTTAGACAATCTCTTAAAGACTACAGAGATTGCCTCAGTTCAAAAGACTGAGCCACGACAAAGACAAGCCGAATGGACGCCTGGAGTTACATGGATGGGCGACGAAGGCACAATAACTACACCTCCAGTTGAGGGTGAGGTTCATCCCGATTGGTCGGGTGTATTAAAAATGTGGGGCTTAGACCCTGAACATTTTGCAGTTGTAGAGCCTGTTCTTTTCAATGTGTGGGGCGATACTTTAGGAATTCTCAATCGCCAATGGAAAGGCAAGGTAGTTCGCAAAGGGCGACAAGAAACTGCCGACATTGAATCTCTTATTGCAGAAATTAAAAAGCATAAACCTCGCGAAAGAAAAGAAATTGAAGGCGGAGCAAGTCTTGTTGTTTGTGCTTCCGACTGGCAAGTAGGAAAACGCGATGGCGATGGTCTCAAAGGATTAGTAGGGCGTTGGCTTCAAGCCATTGATGATGTTGAGTTCAGATTAAAAGAATTAAAAAAGTTGGGTCGTCCGATTGACTCGATTACAGTCCTTTGCCTTGGTGACTTAGTTGAAGGATGCGACGGTCACTACGACATTCAGACTTTTACAGTTGAAGTGGATAGGCGCGACCAAGTAAAGATTGCTCGACGCCTTTTGAGAGATGCTCTCATCCGCTGGTCTCGGGTTGTCCCGTCAATTACCGTCGCGGCAATTGGTGGAAACCATGGAGAAAACCGTAAGAACGGAAAGTCATTCACAACACTTGGCGATAATGATGATGTTGCTTTAGTTGAGTCCGTTGCTGAAATCTTCCAAGCAAACCCTGAAGCCTACGGTCATATCAAGTTTGCAATCCCAACCGATGAGTTGAGTCTGACTCTTGAAATTCATGGAAAAATTATTGGAATCACCCACGGACACCTTGCTCGCTCGGGACAGGGAGTTGAAGGTAAGTTGCGTAGGTGGATTGCTGACCAAACACTAGGTCGTCAGAAAATTGGCGATTGCGACATATTGGTGACTGGTCACTATCATTCATTCAAACTAGCGGATTGGGGAGGAGTCAAATGGCTACAAGCACCAGCCCTCGACGGGGGAAGCGTGTGGTGGAGACAATCGACGGGGGAGATTGCCGATGTGGGAGTTCTGACATTCCTAGTGAGCAGTCAGGGAATGTCGGACATCCAGTTGTTATGAACGACCCAAGAGACATCGCCATGTATGCCGCTGAGTTGGTCTCAGGGGAGCGTCAGGACGCTTATGGGCATCCTTTGGATAACTTTACGAGGGCAGCGCAGATATGGTCTGTAATCCTCGGCTGTGAGGTTTCTGCCGAGCAGGTAAGCCTGTGCATGGTGGGTATGAAGATTGCCCGCGAAGTCAATCAAACCAAGCCCGATACAGTCGTTGATGGCATTGGCTATTTCCTCACTCTCAACATGATTCAAGAAGAAAGAATCCGACGCACTATCTAAATTTACGATGCGATACACTATGAGCAATGTGCGCTAGTCGCCCGAGTTGTCGTCTTACCTTCGTGTCCGTGTGACCTAGACGGTTTACTTGGGCTACCCAAGTGCCGTCATAGGAGGTAAGAATGGCTCGCTATCGAGTTCTACAGGGTATCGATTACCCTCCCAACAAACGCGCCGAAGCGGGCGATGTTGTTGAAGATTTACCAGCCACATCTATCAAGTGGCTTACTGAAATTGGCGCAATTGAAGATGCCAATAAACCTGCTAAAGCAAAAATTGAAGAACCTATAGTTGAGCCTGTCAAAGAAGAACCAATTGTCGAGGCTCCAGTCGAGCCTGTTGTTGAGGCAGAGGGTTTTGACCCTGATGCCAAAGATGGCGATGGCGATGGATTCCTTCAGGATGGAACTCCACACCAACGCCCAGTTGAGGAGACTGAATAATGCCTACATTCGCACATGGTAAAAATGTAAATGTCTTTATTAACGAATATGATTTTTCTACTTATTTTAATGATGTCAGCGCAACAAGCACAGTTGAGACATCTGAAGTTTCAGCATTTGGCTCAAGTGCCAAGGAGTACATCGTTGGTTTACTCGACGGTACGGTTTCACTTAGCGGAATGTTTGACGGAACTGCAACAGGTACAGATGTGGTTTTCTCAGCAGTTCTTGGCTCAACTACAAAACAAAATGTTATTGTCGCCCCATCGGGTCACTCCAATGGAGCAACTGCGATTGTCCTTGAGGCAGATGACACTTCATACGAAGTTTCAGGAGCAGTTGCCGATGTCGTACAGACAAGCGCTGAATTTCAGTCCAGCGACGGAGTTGAACACGGAAAGATTCTTTCTTCAGGTTCAGCAATCTCAGCAACAGGAAGTGGAACATCTGTTGATAATGCAGCCTCATCTGCCAATGGCGGAGTAGGCTTTCTAAGCGTTCCAACTAATACTCGTAATGGCAACATAACAGTCAAGGTTCAGCAGTCAGCCGACAACTCAACCTTTACTGATTTGATTACCTTTACAGTCGTGACCAGTACACAGAAAACTTTTGAAAGAGTTGAAGTTACTGGAACCGTAGCAAGATACCTGCGCGTGAACTACACGGTTGCAGGTTCCACAGGTACCGCCACCCCAGTAGTGGCTTTCGCAAGGAGAAACTAATGCCTACATTCACACACGGTAAAGCCACCGTATTCAAGGTGGACAATGCAGCGGGAAGTTTAACTACTATCAGCGATGTGCTGACAGATGTTTCATTTCCTCAGACAATCGAAACAGCCGAAACAACAAGTTTTGGTTCAAACGCAAAGACCTACATTGTAGGTTTGACCGATGCAACCATTTCAATTTCAGGTAACTTCGATACAACAGTTGATACACACTTGTCAGCAGTTTTAGGACAAGCGGCTTCACTATCATTCGAGTACGGACCTGAAGGTTCAGCATCAGGAGATGCAAAGTACACAGGCGAGTGCCTCATGACTTCTTACGAGAAGAGTGGCGCAGTTGGCGATGTTGTAACTTTCTCAGCAGAGTTCCAAGTTACAGGCGCGGTAACACGCGGCACTTACTCATCATAATTTAATACAATTCAATATATCGTGACCAACCTAGTGTCCAAGGAGAAATAAATGAGTCTAAAAGAAGCAATTTTCAGTAGCGATGACATCACAAAGGAACTCGTAGAAATCCCTGAATGGGGAGTAACTGTCGAGGTTCGTTCGATGACAGCAAACGAAAGAGCAAAACTCGGAGAAGGCGCTGCTA